ATTTTTTTAATTCTTCTTTTATTTTATTGGGTCCATGGCCTATGTTCCCAATAGCATATTCCTTTGTAGAGGGATCTATATGGTGGCAATCTAAAACCCAAACTTTAGTTTCCCCACACTTTTGACAACCTTGTTGTTTCCATTCATTAATAATAGATTTAACTTTTTTATTCCTATTTTCATCATATTGTCTCCACTTTTTAGGGTTTTTTGAACGATATTTTTGGGTTCTAATAGAAGTGCAAGGTTTACAAACACTTAAATATCTGTCTCTACTTTTATCGTATGGGAATTCACTATTTCTTTTTTCTTCTTTGCAATCAATACAGGTTTTCATAGGGGGTAATCATTTATTATAAATATTGAATACCCCCTTGAAAATACACCTTTTAGGTAGTTACTCGTGAACCCCATTCACTTAATACACTTTCAACGTGTGCTTTAGCTACTTCCCAAGACACTGGGCCTTCAGAGTTTGCATAAGCTACTGGGTCTTTACGTCCTAATTTTAAGAATGCTTCGATACGTTCTACTGATGAAGCTGATTTGTAATCACTAAACCATACTGGGGTAGGCCTACCTTCTTCATCCATGATAAAATGAGTCATTGGTTTGTAAGAAGTATTTGTACGAGAGTATACCTCGTCAAACTCAATACCTAACTCCTCACACAACATTTCCCCATCTTTCAGTATATCAAATTTCATTACTTCTAAATAAGGTGTGAAATAAGACACACGATCAGAATCCCAGTTACCGATCCGGAAAGCAGCGTCGTCAGCATCACGAAACTCCTGTCGGCAATCTGGATAGACACTCTCATCCCCTTTATGGATTCCAAGTGCGATATCTGTTTTTTCACCTGTTTGATTAGCAACTGAGAGTGCTACTGCTTGGGTAATTGAAGCAAAGATTTTGTTTCTGTTAGGAACAACAGTTGCTTTCATATTATCCTCTTCATAGTGACCTTCTGGTACTTCATCTCCACCTTCTACTAAAGCAGAATCAAGTAAATCAACTAAACCATCAAGTTTAATTTGGCGATACTTAATTTTAGAATATTTTTCTACCCATTGATTAACATTAGGAACTTGTTCTAAGTTATTATTATTTAAATAATCTACCAACGATTGGGCACGTTCAAGCTCAACTCGATGTTTTTGTCCATAATTAAATGAAATAGCTGTTACAGAATCGTACTCTTTAAGAGCACGAAGTAATAATGTTGAGGAGTCCATCCCTCCACTAAGACTAACGACACAATGTTTTGCCATTTTTATAAAAATTTAAATTTGCCAGGTATTTTAAACGTATAGGCTAACGTTGTTTTAATAAATATCAGAATGGAAGCTCTAGTTGTTCTTCCTCATTGAGTGATTTTTTAAAATAAAGTTTAAGGAATTCTTCAGGATAAGTTTTAATCATTCCTGTATAACCAGGATTTTTAACAAAACGTTTTCCTGGGGTAATACCTATTTTACGGGCGGATTCTGCTACTTCTAATCCTAATTCACTTCCTGCGGGGCGACCTAAATAGTCGAATAAACTTATCATTTCCATAGTTTTTATTTTTAATTTATAAATCGTTAATATATCTAAATTTTGTTAAATTATCTGTTAATAGTTCCCAATTTACTTCTTCCTCAAGCATAAAATAGTAATCATTCATATTTGCTTTAGGTTTTGAATCTAAACCCCACATATTATAACGAGTATCTTCTAAAGCAGCCATTACAGGGTTTGAGGTATCAATTGATTCTATACAATTATATCCTTTATACCATCCAAATTCTTGTGGTACAGCACACCCTAATAAATGAATTTTATCATTTTGTGAAATTACATTAGTTTTAAGTAAACTAGCAATTACATACATTCTTCCTAATGCCTTACCTAAATCTCTATTTGGGTGAGGACAAACATCATTATAATAAGAAGCACCATATGAAAAGGCAATTTTCTTGTATCCTAAATCTTTATAAGTTTGGTAACAAGTAGCGGCTTCATGTAAAGTAGTTGCTTGAACAACCGCTACTTTTTCTACTCCTTTAGGTAACTTAATTTGAGACCATTTTCTAGCATTAACTACTGAAGCATCTCTATCTTGCCATACATCAGGAATAATAAACTCGTTTGGTTTTAATTCTTTAATCCAATAAATTAATCTAAGATCATCATAAGCATAACCAAGTTCGTGTAAAGAATTATCCATAATAATATAACGTCCTTCTTCTTTACATTTATAGAAAAATTTTCTATATTCTTCATCCTCATCTAATAAATGAGGAAGACAATAATCGTAATCATTAAATTGTTTACTATCCTCTAACAAACAACGAGGAACTTCGTGACTAACCTTTATCATTATTACCTTTTACTTTATAGTAAATATAATTAAGGGATTGGGATAATCCAAGTCCACTTAAAAGAATTGTAAAAAGATTTGGATGCCAAGTGTGCCCACAAAATCCAAAAACATGTTTTAATACTTCAACCATAACTTTGTTTTTAATAATAACTAAATATAATAAAGAAATTTTAAGTTTCCTATTTTAAGTTAAATACTTTTTATATCTCCAAGAATAAGGAGATATTGAAATTTTATATACAATTTCTTTTAGTTTAGTTTCAATTTCTGTAGGGGTGGTTTTTCTAATCCATATAAAACCCCCAGCTTGAAGGTTTTCTCCTAAAACATTCCTATTAATACTATTATTATTAATATTTAAAGAGGTAGATGCTTCAATTTCACCCTCCCATTCTTTAATAAAATTACCACGCAAATCAAATTGGAAGACAGGTTTTCTATTTGCTTTAGAAATTCTATCTTTAGTTTCTTGAGGTAAAAAATTTAAACCTTCTCCTAAGGGGCGTATGTTTAAACCCGTATTTAGTACATCGTAATAAGCACCCCAATATATTTCTCTTTCATTTAAAACATTACAGGGACAATTTTCAACTACTTCAAATGTATGATTTTCCCAACTATATTTTTGTATAGAATTCCACAACTTTCGTTGGGTTTGGACTGAATTTCTACCATATTTATAGTCTTGTTGTCTGGTTTTTAGGTTTGTGCTTTTGCCTATGTAAATTTTACCTTTAGGATTAGTTATTTTATAAATTCCACTTTTCATTGATAAAAAAACCTAAGACGCTTTCGAGGTGGACGTTCTCTACTCACGCTTAGGCTTTAAATATTGTTATGTATCACCGCGTCCACTCGGCGATAATACATATGTAAAACTTTATTTTTTAATTTGATAAAGGTGCTTTAATTGTTGGGTGTGATTGATAGTTTATTAGATAAAAATCATCAGGTGTAAAGTCTTTTAAATTTTTATTATATTCTCCTTCTCTATAATCCATACCTAATTTAGGTAACTGCATTGGTTCTCTACCTATTTGTTCTTTTGCTTGCTCCAAATGATTTGAATATAAATGTACATCACCTAAGTTACCAATCAACTCATCAGGAATCATATTAACCTCCTTTGCTATAATTTCAAGTAATAGACCATAAGAAGCAATATTGAATGGAAGACCTAAGAACGTATCTACACTTCTTTGATTCCACATTAGTGAGATTGCTCTAGAGGGTACTCCACAGGCTCTCATATCATCCTCTTCATTTTCTAAACCCGCTTCTAAGTGTTCTAATACAACCCCATTATCCTTACACCATTTTCTTCTCTCCTTTAAGCTCAATTCTCTTGTATAAACTTGAAAGCCATAATGACAAGGAGGAAGTACCATTTCGTTTAACTCACCTACATTCCAAGCTGAAACCATTAATCGTCTTGAGTCTGGGTTTGTTTTAAGTTCGTTAATTAGATTTTGGATTTGGTCTATATCTTTTTTACAATGTTCGTACCTAGGAGCATCAGTGTCATCTGATTCCCATTTTCTCCATTGCTTACCATAAATTGGACCCAACTCACCCCACTTCTTTGCAAACTCATCATCAGTTTTAATCTTCTCAATAAACTGATCGTAAGATAGTACATGATCGTGTGGAGGGATACCTGGTGTGGTTTCTTTACCTAAGTATGCTTTATATGCATCACCATTCCAAATGTTACACTTATTATCCACCAAATACTTAATGTTGGTATCTCCTTTTAAGAACCATTTAAGTTCAGTCATACAAGTCTTAACTGCCATTCTCTTTGTAGTTAACAAAGGAAAGCCATCTTGCATGTTATGTCGGATCTGTCGACCGAACACCGAAATAGTTCCGGTGCCGGTACGATCAGACTTTTCTGTTCCGTTCTCAAGAATATCTTGAAGGAGCTTTTGATAATCTTTATCGAGTTTATTCATTTTGGATTTATTATTTTATTTTTTTAGGTCTACCCCGTCTCGA